TTTGTTAACGCCCATTCCGTACATCATCCCTAAGTTAATCGTCTTCGCCTGTTTGCGATTGATCGACGCCATTTCTGCAACCATCGTATGAAAATCCATATCAGGATCGTGTCTATAAGCATTTACGAACTCCTCTACGCCCCGCATTGATCCGCCGCGGTGTTTATTAAATAAGTGTGCATAATGCACCAAGATGCGCGGTTCTTGCTGCGAGAAATCAATCGCCGCCCACTGCTCCCCTTCTTCCGGCAGGAACAGACTGCGTATCATCGGCCCCAACTCTGGGTCGCGGGCGGGGATTTGCTGTAGGTTGGGGTTTGACATTGATATGCGCCCCGAAACCGTACCGCCGTCGTCTGACCTGATCTGGTTGATGTGCCCGTGAATGCGTCCGTCTGTCCGGCAGTGCTTCATAATTGTGTTGATGAAGGTTCCGCTAGTCTTGTTTAGGTTTCGGGCCTGCACGATTAGTTGTGCCAGTTCATGCGGGTGATCCGTCAGGAAAGACTTTGTAAAGGACGGTGCGCCCTTTTCAGTTTTTGGGTAGGAAATGCTTAACTTATCAAAAGCTTTAGAAATTGAAGCAGCCGCCCAAAGCTCTACGTCCATACCGGCCACAGACTTTATTTGTTTAACAATGTCTTTTTCTCTTTTAAGAAGCATGTTACGAGTGCGCTCGACACGGTTTTGATCAATACGAACGCCGCGCCATGTCATGTCGATCAGGCAGGGCAAAAGCTTTAATTCAAGGTCCGCGATATGCCAAAGGTCTTCTTTGGTTAATTGTGTGGATAAATAATTCCATAAATCTAGGGTTATTTCTGCGTCATTCTGAGCATACGGGCCGACATACATGGCAGGCATCTTCCACATCTCTGCCTTGGGGTCGAGGCCGAACTCACGAGCGGCTTCTTGCAGAGTTTTCTCTGTCTTGATTTTGCCCAGCAAATCGTAGCAAAGCGCATTCAAACTGTAGCTGAATCGGTTTTCATCTAACAGAGCGGCTACCAGCATTGTGTCGATGATACGCCCGTTTACCTTAAACCCCATACGACGTATCCAACCGGCGTCGTATTGAGCGTTGTGCATAATCTTGTCAGCGGGGCACTCAAAAACTTTCTTGAGCCACTTATTGACAATGCGCTCATCTAAGTTACCGCCCCCAAGGTGGCGAATAGGTATGTACCCAGCCCAATCTGCTACCGCGATAGCGTAGCCCACAACTTCCCCGTCTCCAGTGGGCCATCCCGGCCCGTTAACTTTGATGTTTGGGTCGCGTGTTTCAACGTCGATAGCGATCTGCTTTGCATCAAAGATGTCTGGCAGTTCTGCTGGTGGAACCCATTCACTCTTGGGGCCGAACATTGTCATTTGCAAACTCATTAGAAAAGTTCCGTATCAGAAATAGGTTTTTCGCCGCCCAACGCAGCATAGCCACAGATGTCGATCCACGAGTCCTCGTGGTCGGTCTTCATCAAGCGAGCGGACTTTACCATAATCATACAAAGCACAAACTGTTGCTCCGTTACTTCTTGCCCTAATACAACGGACCAGAGCTTCGCGATATCTTGAAAGTTCCGGTGTGCGTCGCCGTAATCTTTTGCGCGGTCGCCGTTAATCAGGTCGCCTGCGGTATCTAAAATTTCTTCACGATTCATTGTATGTTTTCCCCTTCCGGTGGGTTGGTTTTATTACATTTAGGACAAGCGTCAGCATTTGCCGCGGTGTATCCAGCCCAAACCTTTTCATACCAGTCGTCAGGAGTTCGGTGCCAAGTGTTCCACTTGTTTCCACATTCCACACACTCATAATTTACATTTATCATGTGATCTTGTATTTGAACGACGCTCATATCCAATAACTCCGGTTCATATCTTCAGGTTCAATTAAATAAAGGTTTTGTTTAGTACGAGTGACCCCTACATAAAACACTCGGTGTAAATCATCAGGTGCTGCCTCTGAAGCTTTTTGCGCTGCGGGAGACAAGTCGGTATATAACACAACATTGTCGGCTTCGCCGCCCTTAGATCCGTGGATCGTGGACAGCGCAATACGTGGAATGGCATTAAATTTCTCGCCGCGCCGCAAAAGAGCCGTGATGTACGCACGTTCACCGCTAGGAATTTTATCCATAGCCTCATGCCATATCATTTCTATAGTGGCTTTTAGGCCGTGGTTAACTGTCAACTCTTCCAAGTTAACTAATTCATCATCATCTAAAGCAGGCAATTTTTTAAATCCGCGCTTGACTCTGTCGCCAACTGACATATAACTGTAAATGGCTCGTGCAGCCTCTCCTGTAATTCTTTGACCCTTACGTAGTTGTTCCCATCCATTGATGGCTTCACTCAGTTTCTCTGATATTGACCGATTCCCGTTACGGTTAAACAGAAACCCGCGACTTTTTAAGTCTTGGGCAGCGGCGTCTAAGAAATAATTAGCTTGGGCTAGCACGAGCCACGAACCTTTCTCAAAACTAATATATCCGGTGGTAGGTATCCGCTGCACGGAGCCGTGGTCGAGTTTAGGCAAGTAGGTTTTTGCTACGCGACGTTTAATGCGTTTAGCAATGCCTTCAGCTAATGGATGTACGGACGCTGGTACGCGGTAAGATTGCTCTAGCACCTCGTAACCACCATTCAGTCCGATAAAGTGTTCTACGTCTGCACCGGCCCAACGATAAATAGCTTGGTCGTCGTCTCCCGCGCAGTAGATGCGGTCGGAATGCTTTTCTAAAACGTGCGCTACGTCCCATTGCAAAGGTGATAGGTCTTGCGCTTCGTCAATAAAAGTAATTGCTAGTCGTGGACAGAATTGTGCGCCGTCTCGTACAAACACGTCCAGCATGTCGGTAAAATCGTACAGATCAAACCGGTTCTTATATTTAGTCATGCATTCTGAAACATACTTTACCGTGGACCACGGGTCGTCTAAGCCGCTCTCGTCGTATTGTTGGCGAAGATCAATTTTGCGGAGCCTAGCTAAATTCAACAGGCTGATTATTGGGTTGTTGTTTTTGTTTAGGTCGAAAGTTTCTTCCCCGCCAAGGCCGTTTCTATTGCCGACAAGGTCATATCCGATTTCATGCCCCAACTCTTTATAATGCTCCGGCTGCATAACTTGTTCGGGCCGAATGCCCGACAGCTTTAACGCAAAACTATGCAGCGTTCTAAACCAAGGCAACTGAACAGGCTCAAAGTTAAACCTAGTACACGCGCGTTCAATGGCTTCGTTAGCCGCCTGTTTAGTAAAAGCAAAGTAGCCGATATGCGCGGGGTCTACACCACGAGACAGAGCCTCATCCACTTTGTTAAGAAGCGCGGTGGTTTTCCCCGTTCCGGGCGGACCGTAAATGCGAAATATCTTGTTGTCCATTTTCTTCCAGCCTTTTACAAATTTCTTCTACAGTTTTTTTACCCATGTTTGGGATCCGGCACATTAATCTGTGGTGGCTCATGTGCTCTACAAAATCGTCAGGGCTAAATTGCAATAGGTTTTCGTTATAAAGGCAATTGTAAGCGCGTCGGCTCCACCAGATATCTTTCATTGTTCTAGGCGGAGAGGGCCGTGATGCGCGGGCTGCTTCCCACAAAGCTTTCTTATCTATCTTTGCTACAATCTGCCTGACACGCTCGCGCGTGATACCATATTCATCTGCCACAGATTGCAGGGTACGTTTTTCTACCACACGCTTGTGATAAACTTCTTCATTACGCGCCGTGTTCTTCATCGGTAATATCCTCTATGCTGCCCATTAGCTTTACAAAAATAGGGGTTTCGTCGCCAACCCAAGCGTCTACGACATTGAAGTACATAAACTCCACTGCTTCGTCGAACTCCATGCGGTCCCGTTCGCATAGGACCGCGACACATCTATCAAAGTCGTAGGCGATTATATCCGGCTGGCCGCTTCTGCTTGCCACACCAATAAACGCATCATTAAAACCATCTGCTTTTAACATTAGAAAGGTGCCTCCGATTTTCCCCCGCCAAAGCTGGGTGTTGCAAATTCAATTTCCGCTGTGTCGAAAGAAGGTATTTGCCAGACTCTAACTGGTCTGCCTTTAATTTTAATCAGCCTACTTTCTCCGCCACGATCCCGTAGACGTTGAGCTATCTTATGAGCCTTGTACTCAAAGAACTTGTTACGCTTTAGGAAGTTTTCAAAATCTTTTAGCCGGAACAACGTGATCCCTGCTTCATCATCTGTCCAAGGACGCTTGAGCAATATTTCTTCTTTATCGTTCGCTTTTTGTAGATGGACGCAAAACTCTTCTAAGTAATCGTAGAACTGGCCGCTAATGCTGGCGTCTTCTGCAACCTCTATGATGGCGCTTTCGTTGTCGCTCATCTCCGACAAAAGACCGCCAATGCGCCCTTCCCATACAGGCTTGGCTACACTGCGCGGCATAAAGTTTAGCTGCTCCATACAAGCCTTCTGAAATACGGGCTGACTCATTAGAGCTTCGGTATCTAATTCTAACGGCTCTCCGTTTACGTCCAAGAACCATACAGGCGGGTTGGAATTATACTTACGCAAATTAGCTATAGAAGCGCCAAGGGCCGCGGCCCCGATGCCGTGTTTTCTGGTCTGGCAAAGCTCTTTATTACAATGTGAACTAATCGGCGCGTCAGAGCACTTATAAGCATAGTCCTTTCGGTCTAGCTGCTTTGCCACAATATTAACCTCGCTTAACGGTAACGGCGGGTCTAAATACGTCATATTGTAAGTAAGTAGTTCTGACTCGTAACTGTCGGGGTATGCCTTCTTTAGATATACTCCCAGATTAAAAAGACCGTTGTTACGCCCACCTTCAGATATCTTGCTCTTAGCCAAAATCTGCAAGCAGGGCGGCCCGTCTTTTATCGGAGTGCTCTCCTGTTGCTCGTCTAGCTGAAGTGTTATTATCTGTTCGGGTGTTTGCTTATACGTTTCATGTAAATCAAAAAACTCCTGCAACGTAGCGGATGTACCGTCGTCTTTAATTGCGTAGCGCAGGCCGTCTTCAGCATCATAATATGGAAGGTTTAAGAAGTTACCAACGTCCCCGCGGTCTAGATTAAGTTTTACCTGCTTTGGGAATATCTCACTGCCGCCATAACCCAGTGCCGCCGATATGTTCTGCAACGTAGCCTGCATATCCTTTGCGTCTACAGGAGCCGTGGTGAACAAAAAACAATGCGCCCCACCGGATTTTGATCGGCACACAATAAGCGGAAGCTTGAGCTTCCGTATTTTCTCCACAAGAAGCTTGTGGTCCAGCGGGTACTGATCAACGTCCACGCACCCCCAAACACACATGTTATCTTCGTTAATAGGTATAATTCCTATACCCTGTCCTTTGCCGGAAAGGTGACCTTCCCATAGAGCCGTGGTCCGCGGTTCGCGCACAATGGTGGCTTTACCGGTGTTCTTTCCGTTAGACTGCGTCTTTTCAATTTTATATGTGCCATAGGCTAACGCTAACCCATCAAATATGGCAGAAAACTTTTCTACAGACATGATGCCCCCAAAAGCAAGGAAGGGGCGACGTTATAACGCTATAACGCCACCCCAACTGTTTAGAACGGTACGTCGTCAGAGCTTCCGGCTCCGCCCGCGGTTTCGTCCTGATGCTTTACAACAACTTCGCCGTCAGTGATGCTCTTGGCAAAGTCCTTTGCACGGTTGTAGATCGACATGTCCTGAACAGGCCCAATGCGGCTTACTTCCCAGCCGTGCCAGCTACCCTTGCTATTTTCTTCCAAGGTCGTCTTCAAGTTGTAGACGTGGCTAAAACGTGGCGGCGTAAACGGTCCGTTCTTGCCCTGCATGGTCAACGAAGAAATCATGCTGTTCCATTTTCTGGACTTCTTGAGTTGCGTTGACTTCATTGCGACTAGCGCAGTTTCGGCGGCCCCGTCCTCATGTAGCACGATAACGTAGTGCTGATGAGTTTCTTCAATGTACTGACCCGATCCGTCTTGAACGTATTCACGATGATCCGTTGCATCGCGTTTGGTTTGGGGCATAGCCTCTCCCGGAGAGTATACCGCCACAGGAGCCCCTGTCCCCTCGCCCAACGGTGCCCATTGGATGAACCGTCGCTGGTAGGCTACCGGAATTACTTTTAATCCGTCCTTGCCCTTTGACACCTGACCAGAGACAGTGTTGTAAATGTCGCCTTTACGGGCTTCCTCTAAGGTGTCTAGCTCCTTACTCATGCCGCCCAAAATCTTCAAGAATGGTAGTGCAAGATCGTCTTGGCCCATGTTCTCCAATCCGACACCAGCGTCATCTTCAAACATTGTTGGGTCAAACTGGATAATTTCAGCAGATTTCTTTTCGGCTACTTCGTTTTTCTTTTCAGCCATTTTATTTGCTCCTCTTAATAATAGCTCGTTGTCCGACATAGGCTCCGAATAACTCCATTGGGAAGTCGTCACCATTTTCAATACGTTCCTTGACAAAGGCACGAAGCGTCGTGTGGTGGATACCCGTGTTTTGCTCCGCAAAGAAACCTTCTTTTTCGGCAAAGGCTGCGAAAGCCGACGCTTTGTCGTC